TGATGGTGCAACCACCGCTACTTTATCTTTAAAGTGTATTGACATATCAGAAGACCCTGAAAACTCAGACGTTGCGTCTGATGCGACTAATGTTCTGGTTGTGATTCAAAATCACATCTTTGGACAAAAGTCCGCTGGCCTAGCATAAGGAAGGATTGAGATATGGCAATTTCAAGAGCACAACTCGCTAAAGAGTTAGAACCTGGCCTTAATGCACTTTTTGGCATGGAATATGATCGTTACGAAAACGAACACGCAGAGATCTATGATACTGAATCTTCAGACAGAGCGTTTGAAGAAGAGGTGATGCTCTCTGGTTTTGGTAACGCTCCAACTAAATCAGAAGGTGCTGGAGTCCAGTTCGATTCAGCAAGTGAAGCATATACTGCAAGGTATACTCACGAAACTATTGCTTTGGCATTTAGTTTGACTGAAGAAGCAATCGAAGACAATCTATATGATCGGCTTGGAGCACGTTATACAAAAGCTCTTGCACGTTCTATGGCTCACACAAAGCAAGTAAAAGCTGCAGCTACGCTTAATAATGCGTTTAGCTCATCTTTCACTGGTGGTGACGGCAAAGAACTTTGTGCAACTGACCACCCATTAACAGGTGGTGGAACTTTTAGAAACGAGCCTTCAACTGCGGCAGACTTAAATGAGACTTCTCTTGAGAACGCTCTCATTGATATTGCAGCATTTGTTGACGAGAGGAACATGATTGTTGCTATGCGTGGTATGAAGTTGATCGTTCCACCAGCACTTCAGTTTGTTGCAGATCGTTTATTAGAGTCAACTCTAAGACCAGGAACAGCAGACAATGATGTAAACGCTCATAGAAATATGGGTATGTTACCTGATGGTTATACAATTAACCATTTCTTAACAGATACTGATGCGTTTTTCATCAAGACTGATGCTCCTAATGGTTTTAAAATGTTTGAAAGAGCACCATTAGCTACAAACATGGAAGCTGATTTTGATACAGGAAACATGAGGTTTAAGGCTCGTGAGCGTTATTCTTTTGGTTTCTCTGATCCTCGTTGTGTATTTGGTTCCCCAGGAGCTTAATATACAATAAAATTTATTTTATTAGAGGGCGGCTAAAGTCGCCCTTTATTTTTTTAAATTACTTGTTATAATAACTTTATCCCTGACAGTCGCATGGTGTGACTGACATTTGCCAAGACAGGAGGTTTATTATGGCTAATACAACTTTTTCAGGTCCAGTAAGATCTAAAGGTGGTTTTAATGTAATTAATGAAAGCAGCACTACTGGTGCTATTACAGAAACTGGCTTTTCCGTAAATTCAACTGGTCAATTAATTTCATTAGGAACAAGAAAAATTCAAACATTTGCAATAAGTTTAGCTAATACTAATGCAGCAGACACAACTTATGGAGATAATGATGTTCTTGTAGAAATAGGTGAATTAAATACAGATCACCCAGACGCTCTCGTAACAGCGACCAAATTCTTTATTCATAAAGTAGTGCTTGGTGTTACAACTGCGGCTGCTAGTGATGCTAATTCATTAGCTAATTTACAATTAAGTGCAACTTCAGGTACAGCAACTAATACTGCTATATCTTCAGGCACAGAGATTGTAGGTGCTGGTGTTGCATCATTTAATCCAAGGATTTCTGCTACCGATTCCGTAACTGAAGTTGACATTGATCTTGATGCCACTGCTGGCACTTTTCATGTGTTTGCACCTAATATAAGTGCAGCTATAGCAAGTAAACACTTGTACATGGGTGCAGGTTCTACTTGTGATACCGCATTAACAGCTTTTAGAGGCACTCTCGAAATAGAGTACTCAGTTTATTAATCATAGGGGGAGAAATCCCCCTTTTAAATAAGGAGATGTAAATGGCTGATGCGGTAACAAGTCAAACGATACAAGATGGTGTCAAGAATGTTGTAATGAAATTTACCAATATTAGTGATGGTACAGGAGAAAGTGCTGTTGCTAAAGTTGATGTAAGTGCTTTGAGTGCAGGACCAAACGGAGAAACTTGCACAGGTGTTACCATAGAAAAGATATGGTGGCAGTGTATAGGTATGAAAGTTAGTATATTTTTTGATGCTACTTCAAATGTTTTTGTGATGCAATTAGGTGAAAATCAATCTGGTCATCACGATTATTCAGCTTTTGGTGGTCTACCAAATAACGCTGGAAGTGGTAAGACAGGAGACATACTGTTCACAACAGTTGGTCATTCTAGTGCAGATACTTATACTATCATATTATCTATGCGTAAAAATTATGGTTAATTAGATGGCTAGGAAACGAGACAAACAGCCACCTAAAACAAAAAAATACTTTCGATCCACTAAGAGTGGAGCAGGTATGACTAAGGCTGGCGTTGCTCGTTATAGAAGAGATAACCCTGGATCTAAATTAAAAACGGCTGTAACTGGAAAAGTAAAGAAGGGTAGCAAAGATGCTAAAAGACGTAAGTCATTTTGTGCAAGAAGTGCTGGTCAAATGAAAAAGTTTCCAAAAGCCGCAAAAGATCCTAATAGTAGATTAAGACAAGCAAGAAGAAGATGGAGATGTTAAATGGCAATGGGTCGTGCTCAAATGAGTAAACAAATTTCAAAACCACCTCAAAAGAAAAAAAATATGGATATGCCGAGAGGTCTTACTTACTTTAGAAAAGGTGGTGCGGCTTCTAAAAAATCAAAAGGTAGTAAAATATGTCCTGCTGGCAAGGCTTGGGCTAAAAGAACTTTTGATACATACCCATCAGCATACGCTAATATGGCTGCTTCTAAATATTGCAAAGACCCCAACTACGCTAAAGGGGCTAAAGGAAAGAAGAAAAAGAAATAATGCTCAGTAAATCAAAAAAAACAAAACTTAAAAAAGTTGTAAAGGGTCTTAGTAAGGCTTCTAAAACTCATGCTAGTCAGGCAAAAACTTTAAAAGGTATGCTAAAAAATGGCAAAAGACCCAAAAAAAGGAACAGGTAAAAAACCAAAAGGCAGTGGTAGGAGGCTATATACTGATGAAAATCCTAAAGATACGGTCAGCATTAAGTTTGCTACTCCAGCGGATGCTAGAGCAACTGTTGCAAAGGTTAAAAAGATTAAAAAACCTTTTGCTAGAAAGATACAAATCCTTACTGTTATGGAGCAAAGAGCTAAAGTATCTGGTAAAATGGAACAAGCAAGAATAGCAAAAGCAGGTAAAAACGCTATAAGAAAAAAAGAGAAAAAGTAATGGGTGCATTAAAAGATTGGGTAAAACAGGATTGGGTTCGCATAGGCACTGATGGTAAGATCAAGGGCAAGTGTGGCACATCTAAAGATAAAAAGAACCCTGATAGGTGTTTACCTAGAAGTAAAGCAAATAGCTTGTCCAGAGCAGAGAGAGCAAAAACTGCTAGGAAAAAGAAAGCTGCAGGTAGAAAAGGCAAAACAGTAGTAGCCAACACACAAAAGGCGAAAGTTCGTAATATGAACAATGGTGGTGCAGTTTCTAGTACAAAGCCTAAACGTAAATTTAATGGCAAGAATATACCTGGAACAGCCGTAGCGAGAGGTTGCGGTGCAATTATGGCTAATAAAAGAAAAAGAACAAAAGGTGCGGTAACGCAATCTTAGATTGGAGATAAAACATGGCTACTTCTGCATCAACTAATTTTGAACTAGATGTATCTGATTATATAGAGGAGGCTTATGAGCGTTGTGGTTTAGAAACAAGAACAGGATATGATCTTAAAAGTGCTAAGAGAAGTTTGAACTTAATGCTCGTAGAGTGGGCTAATAGAGGTCTAAATCAATGGACAATAGCACAAAGAACACAAACCGTTACTGCCAGTGATGGAGAGTATTCTTTAGGTACAGATGTAATAGATATTCTATCTTTAGCAGTTTTGAGAGATTCTACATACTATTCTTTAGAAAGAATAAGCCGTGATTCTTATCTTGCTATACCTAACAAATCTCAAACAGGTAGACCAACACAGTTCTTTTTAGATAGACAATTAACTCCAAACTTAAAAATATGGCCTTTACCTGATAATAGCACTGATGTTTTATATTATGATGCACTAACACGAATGGATGATGCTGACGCTTATACTAATACACTTGAGATACCTTTTCGTTTTTACCCTTGTTTAGCTGCTGGTTTGGCTTATTACATAGCTATAAAAAAGGCACCAGATAGAATACAGCTTTTAAAGGCAGCATATGAAGAAGAGTTTGAGAGAGCTATGTCAGAGGATAGAGATAGGTCTTCATTTAATGTGTCACCACAGTTGAGGTTTTATAACATTGTCTAGGTTTGCTACAGGAAAACACGCATACGGTATATCAGATCGTTCTGGGTTTAGATATAGATTGCGAGATATGCGTAAAGAGTGGAATGGATCTCTTGTAGGAAAAGATGAGTTTGAAGCTAAACATCCTCAATTAACACCGATATTAAAGGTAGTAGACCCTCAAGCATTAAGAAATGCTAGACCAAATACAGATGTTGAAACTTCAGGTTTTGTTGTCTACACAAATGTTGGTGATGGTATCATAGGCAAGTTATTAACGTCAAATTTAGAAGCAACTGGTTCTGTGGGAACCGTGACAGTTACAGGTGTAATAGCTTCATCTGAGGAAGCGTCATCAACAACGAATGTTAGTGTAAATGCAACAGGTGTTGCAGGAACATCTGCTCTTGGAAGTGAAACTATTTCAGCGTTTACATCTTATGCAATAACTGTAGCATCATATCTTGGGGCTAATAAATATTATATTGATGGTTCAAGACAAGCCACATTGACTTTAACAGAGGGCCAAACATTTAGACTAGATCAGTCTGACTCTTCAAATTCAGGTCATCCACTTAGATTTTCTACTACTTCAGACGGTACTCATGGCGGTGGTTCAGAGTATACAACAGGTGTAACAACTAATGGCACACCAGGAAGTAGTGGAGCCTATACAGAAATAACCGTTGCTTCAAGTGCTCCAACTCTTTATTACTATTGTACAAACCATTCAGGAATGGGAGGCACAGCGAACACACCATGAGTTTTACATATTCAGGATTAAAAACAGCAATACAAAATTATACCGACAACTCAGAGACTACCTTTGTTGCCACTCTTGATACATTTATAAAGACGGCAGAAGAAAGAATATTTAAATCTGTAGATCTAGAGTTATTTAGAAAAAACGCTACGGCATCTATGACCTCTGGTAACCAGTATTTAGCTATGCCTAGCGATTACCTTGCGTCTTTTAGTATATCTATTACAAACTCTAGTTCTAAAGAATTTTTATTACAAAAAGATGTCAACTATATTCAAGAGTATAACCCTAATTCTTCAAACACAGGGGTTCCAAAGTACTACGCTGTTTTTGATAATTCAAACTTTATAATAGCTCCGACACCTAATGCTGCTTATGTTACTGAAGTTCATTACTATTATAGACCATCAAGTTTAACATCTGCGGGTGATAGTGGCACTACTTGGTTGAGCACTAACGCTCCAAATGCTTTGTTGTATGGAGCTTTAATGGAGGCATATATTTTTATGAAAGGGGAGGCTGACGTTTTGAAAATGTACAATGACAGATATTCTGAGTCTTTATTAAGGCTCAAAGAATTTGCTGAGGCAAGAGAGAATGCTGATGCATATAGAAGGGGTTTGCCACAAAGGCCAAGAACATGAAGATAGCTATAGTTGGATTAGGAGGTAGTTACGCAGATTTTGTTGCTGCTAGAATACGTTCAGAAAAGTTTGATGAAGTATGGGGAATAAATTGCATAGGTGCTATACTCCATGTGGACAAGACTTTTATGATGGA